CACGCTCACCAAGATGAGCAAAAGAAGGCCAAGCATAGTCAAAACGATCAAAACGGGAGAACTGTCTAGGTAGGCCGTCCTGATACGCAGTTTCAGGAACGACAGAAAGAATACCAATAATAAATCCATGTTCTTCGGCACGATAGTTAATAGATGAATCACCACCGACGGAAATACCATGACCAGCCATAGTACCAACAGCAACACCATCGGAAGAATCTTGAGCAGTAGCAAGAACCTCAGAAATAGTCATATTCTGAACAGAACGACCAAGAAATTCAGGACGTTGTAAACGAGCATCAGAAGATTTAACACGGAAGTGAGACATCATTTGTTCAATATAACGCTGTCCACCACGAAGAGTACGCTCCAAAAACGCCTGGAGAGAAAAAGCCTCACGAAGATCATTAATAGTAGCAGCATCAGACGCAATATCCACAACCAAAGTACCACGCGGATCATAAGCAGTAGGAATATTACCTGCACCGCTATTGTTGTGAGCAGAAGTAGCAAAAGGAACAGGCCCAGCAGCGTTATTAGTGGCACCAACAGGTTGACCAGTACCATCTACACGAAGCCAACCACCAGGATTACCATTAGGAAGAAATTCAACGGGTATATCATCCTGAACAGTAAGAGGAAGTGAGACCTCAGTACCTTGCTGAGTAGTAGGAAGAGCTGAGGTAAAATAATCACGCTCCCAAGCACGCATAAGAGGCTGACTATTAATCAAACCCCAATAAGAAGCGGTATTGTCACCAGGTACAAGAGCCTGATACTTTTCCGGGATAATTTCCTGAGCACGATACCAATCATCATAGATTTTATAGTACGCCGCAACCTGGAGGGCTGAAATTTTAACCTCATTATTAGAGTAATCTCCAGGAGGAACGCCAAGGTAATCACCAAGAGAGCCTTTTTCCAAATCAGAAACAGTACCTAAAGTAATGAAAGGAGCCTCAGGAGGAGTACCTACACCAGTAATAAAAGACTCCCAACCATCCCAAAGAATACGGGCAGGGACAAAGAAATAATCCGTTGTACACTTAACACGATGCATAACAGGAGCAATCAAAGGAGCAAAGCGCAAAAGATTGACATAGGAAATATTAAATTCGTCACCTGGAAGAACTTCCATACAAGTGACAGGAGTTAATTTACCCATTTTAAGAGTCAACTTTTTGTCATGAGAAAGATCAAAAGTATTAGACTCAATAGTCTGGGATTGAACAGTATCAAAAACATTATCCTTACGGACTTTTCGTTTATTGACCATAGTAAAAGAAAATTAGAAGGTGAAAAAATTACTTACCAAAAATCATTTTCCAAAGAACACCCTTAGAATCAGAGGACTTAGAATCATCCATCCAATCCTCCAAAAACTTACCTACATAACGAGCCCACATAGGATCAGAGGGATTAATACCGTTCTCACGGAGTTTAATCTCAACATCACGAAGAGTGCCATCTTTGCGAAGTAAAGCAATTTGGGCACGCATACGCATACGGTCAATAGGCATACCCTTACGAGATTCACGCATATTTAGGATACGCTCCATAGATTCGGCAATATCTTGAGACATCTTTGCAGCCTCACGAGCATCACGATTAATAGACAAATCAATCTGGTTAGTAAGTTCGCGCAATTTTTCACGACGATAATCGGCAGAAGTTTCGCGCATATCCTTTTCGAGACCAAGATCAAAACCTTCGCGCTCAGCTTGTAAAGCACGAAGAAGAGCATCCTGACGAATAACATCATTCTGAGACTCGAGATTGTCAGCTTGAGCAGCCTTAATACGAAGATCAGCCTGACCTAAAAGCATACCCATACCATCAAAATTAGTACCGTCCTTAATATCAGGCCCACGGAATTGAACAGGTAAAGTGTCAGGAGTAGGAATAGGGGCAGCATTACCAGCATTGCCCTGACCATAAATAAGATGCGGATTTAAACCAGCATCACGGAAACGTTGCATCTGGTTAGCAGGAGTATTATACTCATTCTGCTTATCCCAGAAAGCAAGGTTATCACGATAAGAACGCTTATACATATCACTGGAAAACTTTTGATTTTGCCAGTTTGTGATAGCGGAAGAGATGTTACCAATAGAACCAACAAGGCCAGAGGGAACAGAGCCAGCAAGCTGCGCAAGCGCAGCAGGATCTAAAGTAGGCATAGAAAGAAAGGCTAAAGCCGGATACCACCCCGAGGGAAGGTAAACCTACCAAGTGAACGGGGACGGTTAGAGCGACTACGCCGCTTAGAATAACGCATTGTAAACAAAGGTTAAAGAGTGAAGAGAGACCAAGTAATAATACTTGGATTAGAATAAGATTGACACCGACACGTCAAAGAACAACCGAGAGCAGCCATCAGCGCGCCGCTACGCTCCGCTTTTCATGCTGCAATAGTATATCCTTTTCCGTGTAGTAGTGTCAATCAGCCATAATACAACAAGTAAATATGGCTGAAAATCGACTGACGTCGAATAAACGGGACTAAACGCCCCGAATAAACACGCCTGCCGCGGGCTACGTTTTGCGACGCATAAGTTTTCCTAATAATTTGTTTGAGCAAATCATCCTAGAAGGAAAACTTACACGCCGCAAAGCCGTCAACATAAGAGAACATTAAGAAGCCTCAGAAGCAGGAGGCAAATCAGGAGAAGCCTGAGAACCAGAACGAAGAAGTTCACGCTCAGCAGCCTCACGAGCTTGCTTCGCAGTAATCAATTTACCACGGGAAGTGGAAACAAAGTCACCAAGTTCTTTAGCCAATTGAGCGCGATCCAGAGGATCCATGCGCTCCAAAGTAATAGGCACTGAACTATCAACAGGTATAAACTCACCACGGAAAGTTTTAACTTTCCCACCCTGAAGATGACGATCAATAAGAGTTCGAAGAGGTATAGACATATCCGGTACTGTAACAGAAGTACCGCGATTAGACTCCAAACGCTTATTAGAAGTAATAGAATAACGACGAAAATTCGTAAACATAGTTAGTCACGATTTAACTGGTTAGAATAAAAACGGTTAACAGTAGCCTCACGTTGAGACTGTACAAACTTATCATAAGTGTAATTAGGATTAGACCCGTACACCTTGAGAAATTCCGCATAGTTAGCAGATTCAGCTTTTCCTATAGCGAGTTCAATAATAGAACCCTGAAAAGCTTTATCATCATCATCAAATAAACGCTGTCGATAATACCGAGGTAAAGCAATCTTATGACCACCGTCAACAGTCAAATAGTTACGAGATAAATCAGCCTTATGAAAGGCTTTAGTAGCAGAAGTAACATAATTAGCACCAAGACCTTTGGACATTAAAGAAAACTCAGGAATACGATCATCACGATCAAACATACCAACATTAGTACGTTTATCTATATACTTCATACAATAGGCAACAGAATTGCCAGAAACATTACCAACGTGAATGTCTCCAATAGGAACACCGTCAAGATGCCAGGCATCAAAAAACATAGAATCGTCGGGAACACCAAAAACAATAGCGTGATAATGAGGACGAGAACCCTGCGAACCATACTCACCACAAGCGTAATATTTAAGCTTAGATTTAGTCAACTTTCGTAAACGTTTCATATAACGAGGAAATGCAGACTTTTCCAAAGTCATAAAACCATTAGGAGAAATAGGAACGGAGTGGGGAGCATAAGTAAGGGTAAGAAAATGTGCAGAAGTGGAAACACGATCTTCCTGAAGTAAACGAAACACCCAGCCGTCCACCCTCCGTTTTTTACACGGAGGGCAGCGACCGCAGGGAGTAGGAATCCACTTACCAGCAACATTAGCATAGTAAGGAGATACACACGACATCTAATCAAGAACAGAAGGAACGCCATAACGCGGAAGCATACGACGAACACGAACGTTATTAAGAATCTGACCAAAGATAGGATCTTCAACCTCAGAAGTAACAGCAAAAATACGATTCAAACCTTGAGCAGCATCACAGTTAATAAATTCCTCATTCAATGAAGGAGGATTATCAGGATCCATGCGACGACCCAAAGTCCAGAAATCAAGAGTATCACGAAACTCACCAGCCACCTGAGAAGGGTGATAACGGTATTCCGAATACTGCGGAACATAACCAAAAGGGGCTTCCAAATCGACCGCCGCAGGATAGTCATGACAAAGTAACTCCTTTTGAGTGATCGCACGCTCACCAAGATGAGCAAAAGAAGGCCAAGCATAGTCAAAACGATCAAAACG